TGATGGGTTATATTTCAGATGTTAATGAACATCGAAGAAGAATTACGATTGGAGAGTTCATCAAAGATTTAGAATCGTACACTGAGCCCTGGGTTGCACTCATCGATGCTGTAGTGGAAAAACAGAATCCTGGTATTTTTCGGAAGTAAAAAATGAAGCTATATGAAGAATATGTAAAAAACTTATGCAAGGGATTTAACTTGCGCCTTAAGAGGTGTGATACAAGTTTAAACGATGCCTACTGGGTAGTTCTCGCGGCCAAACTCTCTTCTCTTATCTGGTTGCATCCGAATTATCGCCGCGCTTCTTCTCTTTTTAGTCTATTTTTATTTTGTAGAGAAACCATAGAGAAAATTATAGAAAGACCTATTGAGGGGAAAGCGGTTTTAGATTTAAGCTTCTATAATCGTAAATCGCGGAGCAATACTTGGGAAGGAATCTTTTTTGTCGTCCAGAATGCCCAAGTAAAGAGTGGCAGCGATGTATCTCCCTATGACTATATGAATGATATCAGAAGATTAATTTCTTGATTAAAAGGATTATTTGAAAAACAAGTATAAATCTTAAGGAGGATAAATAATGGAAGAAGAGAAGAAAGAGAAGTATAAGGTTAAGCGTCCTAAACTTCAGAGACGTCGTGAGCGTAAGCGTGAAAAACGGAGAGAGCGGCGCGCAGCCGGCCCTAAGTGGAAGGGCGTCGGTATCACGATGGAAGAAGCTATTAAGATTGTCCGAAAGGAAATCCTCGCAAAGAAACGTCATGATGAATACGATGTTCGCGCGACAAAAGCTTTTCAGTTGCGCGCTGCTATGAATGTACGACGTCTTAATAATGTAATTCTTTCGTCTAATCAGCTCGTTACTCTCTCTAACGCGATTCGTCTCGCCGCTGAGGTTGAACTCTATGGAGCAGACATCGCGTTTAACAAGGGAGATGAACTCATCGCGACATACGAAGACCTTAAGATTTATGAAAGCTATCTTCGTAACGATGAAGAGTTCGGCTATGATGATGAGAACGGTATTCGTCAGTACAAAGTTCATAAGCTGACAGCTTCTAAGAAAAAGAATACGAAGCTAGAAGAGATGCGCGCAGCTCGAAGAGAACGTGCGAAACTTAAGAGAGAAACTCGGGCGCGCATTACTCCGTATCTTCAGATGGAAGAAAAAGCTAAGAATAAAGGTCTCAATCTGGACTTCCTTAGTGAAGTTTTTGACGATGTCGACGCATTTAAACGGGGAGAAGTTCGTATCACAGAGGAACTCTCAGAAAAACTTGCGGAACATTTGTTATGTGGTCCTCTTAAATGGTATAAAATTGACCAGAAATATATTGCCACTACGGAAGAAGAGAGTACTGAACAATGATTGAAAGTTTAGAAGTGGCGATGCTGATTTTTATCTCAATTATATGTTTGGCAGTCATGTTAGTTGTACTAATTCTCGGTCCAATAGTATACATAATCGGCGTCATTATACTATGTGTTTTCTACTATCCCTATATATGGTTTAAGAGTTGGATAGAGAAGTAAAAAAAAAGAAAGAAGGTAAGGACAATGGGACAATTTCTCGCAGCCTGTGTATTTGGTGTAGCTCTATTACTCGGAATTCTTTCTTTTCCGATTCTCGGCTTGCCGATTCTTGTCGGGCTGATGTACTACAGTTTTAAGAGATGATTGAGGTCGTAAGACCGGAAAGGACAAATTATGAAACTCCTAAAATTTCTTGTTATTCTGGGATTGATGTTCGCATTTCCGCCACTCGTTATCGTTGTGTTCATTCTTGCGTTGTTGGACGTGGAGTTGTGAATTATGAATAACATAGGCAAACTTATCTTGGGTCTTCTTATCGTCGCATTTCTTATTGTCGCTCTGCCGACAGGTTCGGCGCATCTTATTGGATTGGGTGTCGCGCTCATCGTGTTTCCCTTTGTCGTAATCTACAAGATTATCGCGTTTATCTATAACGGAATTAAGAATCTTGTATCCCGCCCGAAAGACACTCCGATAAGCGACGATGTAGCGGAATATAACTATGAGGATGTAAGAAGCGACATCAGAAGATTTAAATACTGAACCAGAGAAATTACATAAGAAAGGAGGCTTAATGGTCATGAAAAGTAAACAAACAGCTATTGATAACTTTAAATTTTATATAGGAGAATGTCTTGAAAGGATAAGTGCCGATAAAATTGACCATGCCTCCTATTGGTCTCTTTGTTCCCATATGAACCACCTTATTAATTCCGCACAGGAAGTGATGAGAGTAATGGGCAAGTATAAAAGGAACGAAAGCGAAGAGTTAGAAGTCGCGCATCATCTTGTAGAAAGATTGGAACAAAACGAAGCAGTGACAGCTTTCGGTATCTCTCTGGACGAAGGAAGAGAAGCTATATTTAAGGGGCCAGTAGAAGAAAGAAAAAGGTTGGCGCGCGAAATTATGCCGGGGAGGGTTACTCTTGACTAAGAGTATAGTTAAAAACACATTTGCTGATTATGTCAATGCTAACGCGAAGGCTGAAAGCGAATTTAGGAAAATTATAAGTCAGCGAAGAAAGCCCAACGTAAGTATCATGCCCTTTTCTGAGCCCCTTAAATCTCTTCGCTATGCTGAAATGTTAAGGAATATATTCTATAACGCATTTTGCGCTTATTATGGAAACAAAGAGAACCAAGATTACTTGCGACATAATGGGGTACGAAATAAACTTTCAGACTATATGCTTCAAGCTACTCAAGTTCTGGAAGACAAAGGGCTGTATTACATCTTTGCACATAATAGTTATAAGGATATCCAGGAAAACATTATGTTGCCTCAAGGAGAATATAGCGAACTTATAGAACTTCTTTCTCATATTGTAAGTGATATTGCAACATCTTACGACAGGGAGTTTACCGATGTGCTGGATGATTTGGCGAAAGCGTAAAAAATATTTTCAAAAACTATTGACTCCTGGAAGACTTGATGTTATAATGGCAATATAAGTCAACCGGGAGTTTTTCTTTGTTGAAGAAAGGCTCTCTTTGTAAAGAAGGAGTCTTGTTATGAGCAAAGAAATTACCAGAGAAGAAGACCTCTCTAACGAGGACCGTAAGAAGTTAAACGAACTGCGTCAGAATCTGAACTATACTGAAACCGGTCTGTCCTGTTTTGTTCATCATATGGAAGAAGGGAAACGGCCGCTCACTCCGTTAAATCAGGAAGCTCTTAAGTTCTATATCGGGCGCCACACTCAATGGTTAGAGACGAAACATCGTGCAGGGAGAAAATTCTATGCGGATAGATATAATCTTGAGGGTGCTCATATTAACGGAGTGGACCTGCGTGAAGCAGATTTCCGGCGCGCAAATATGAAAAACGTTCGTTTCGAGAGAGTTAATCTTGAGAGGACTAACTTCAATTCCGTTATTCTTGATGGTGCAATTTTCACGAAATGTAAATTCGACAGGTCTTATATGAGTGAAAGCCTCGGAAAGAACGTTAAGTTTATCGACTGTTCTTTCAAGGGAATGCGAGGACGCGGAATGAAGTATGTTATGTCAGACTTTTCAGAGTGTGACATGAGAAATTCTTCTCTCCGAATGAGTACATTTAAGTTCTGTGATTTCACTCGGACCAATCTCTCCTCCGCAGACCTCTGGCTTGCGAACTTTAGGGGCGCCGACATTACAGATATTAAGTTGTACAACGCGAATATCGCGAAGACGAAATTTGATGAGAAGGTTATTTCGCTTACAAACGTCCTTCTTGAACGCTCTCAGATAGTTTACTTTTCGCGTCAAGACTTAATTCAAGTATCCTCCTGGGATAAATTTGACGTAGGAACAATTGATGAATTTAAAGAAACAGTTCAGGCTGTTCAAAACGATGAAGAAATTCCGCCGTTTCAACGCATGGAACTGAAGACAGAAATTAAACATATCGCAACTTATCTTGAGACCTATCAAGATAAGGAAGAACATTATAACTTGGACATCAACA